GTTCAAATACTATTAGGTCGTAGCTAAACGCAGCAACGCGGTAGAGGTAGTATTTGAAGGCATCGTCAAGGTGAAAGTACCAGAGGTAACTGTCTGGGCTGTAAATGTATGTGCACTAACTGCTTTATTGCTTTGTGTGCTGTTATAAATCAACACGCAATCAAACGACGAGAACGTAACAGGGCTACCAGAAGAGCCATAAACGATACTTGCCGAAGGAGTCCAATAAGCTGTACCAGCAGTCGAAGAAGTGTTCGACGAGTTAGGCGCAGTTGCATTAGTAACAGTTACACCACCAGCCGCATAGTTTGCGCTAGTTACTTCGCCGGTAGCTGTATAAGCTGTAGTCGAAGCATTGATAGTTGCTGTCGTTAAATACAACGCTGCTTTAAATGTATCAGCAGTTGTGGTGCCACGAGTTGGAGCAACACCAAAGTTATGCGTAGCAGTCATCAGTTCTTGCATGAACGATGTGCACATTGATTGAGTATTTGCCATTTTAGTCCTCTACTTAGAAAGATGCGGCTACAGGCAAGCCGCTTACGTCGTACTTCTTTAAAATCATATCGACCGAACGATGAACCAATTCATCTTCCAACCAATATTCAACCCAGTTAATTGTTTCGTTTTCATTGTCGATGGTGCCCGTCTTCTTTTGTAGAAGAGCTTCATCCATCTCACCTTTTGTCGTTTGAACCAGCATGCAATCTCCTATGGGAAGCGAATTAAAGCAGTTGTTGCAGAATTAACAGGCATCGTAATAGTAAAGTTGGTCATCGTTTTATCTGCACCAAAATCCAATACCGCTACCGATGCGTTGCTTTGCGTTACATTATAAATAAGCGCGCCTCTGGCAGTAAGCTGTGAATTAGCCCAAGTAACATTAGCAAAATCCACGTACACCACACCGTCTGTAGATGTGCTAATTGTCACGCCAGTTAATTGCTGCCCACCTGCTGTATATCCTGTACCTGTAATCTCATTGTCTGTTGTATACACAGTTGTATTTGGCCCTATAGTAGAGAAAGCCGTATACAACGCTATATACAACGTATCTGTTGCCAAGTTTTGCCCAGCTTGAATCATTTGCTGTTTGAAACTTGTGGTTAATCCTTGTTGGATAGCCATTACTGAGTAACCTTAATTCTTGCTTGTCCATCGCGGTACGCATCACCACGCTCAAGACCAGTGCCCAGACGATTAAGCTGACCAAGCGCTTCTTTAAATTTGCTTTCGTAGTACGTCATCATATCCTGTTCGCCCTTCATAAAGATGTACGCTTCTACTAAAGAACCATACAAAAGCACTGGCGAATAATTGTCGCCTAGCCATGAAGAACCGTCAGCATTAATAAGTGTTTGAACAGGAACGGAGAAACCGGAACCCGCACCAAGATATGAAGTATCTGCGGATAACGTATCACCAACTGTATAAAACGATCCGCCGCTACGCAAAGTTACTGATGCGATAGAACCGCCCGACACAATAATGTCTGCTGTTGCGCCCGAACCTGTACCACCTGTTAGCGGGATTCGGTAGTAGCTACCATTCGTATAGCCTGAACCACCAGAAATAGAACCCAAAAGCTGAATAATGCCTTGGACAATAGAGACAGGATAGTAGTAATAATGTAGCTCGATGTCATAACGATCATCCGGTGTAGGAGCCAACATAAAACTTAATTCGTTGGTTGCTGCTCTATTTAAAACTTCTGGGCCAAACAAAGAATAGTATTTAGGAATACCTGTATCTGACGGGTTGGTATACGCTGCTCGTAAAAAGTTCACATCTTTATTAAGCAGATATTCGTAGTTACCGTCCCCATCAATGACCGCCATTGAAAACGCCGACAAAAAGTCGGTAGGGCAAGTAAGGTACGGACTATTAGGCTGAGATGTGCCGGTTACGTTTTTACGCAGTGGAGGTATCTGAACAGTGTTGTACACACGTTCTTCTGCCTGAGTAACAAAGACAGGGATATTCGCCACGAACGTCTGTTCGTAGTTCTGGGTGTAATCCTGTATCGTCTGCCAGAGTTCTGCGTAGTTCATTGTAAAGTTATTCCTAACCCACTGTTAACTTAAGCCATTGGCCCACGGCACATAAAACCTTTAGTCGCAGCACCTGCGCCACGCATTTTAATGCCGTCAGTCTTAGTCTCTTTGTAGTTACCCTTGCTAATACCGCCAACTGATGGGTTAGACTCATTAATTACTTTAGCACCAGCGGTGTAAGGTAAATCGCCTTTTACAGCTTTACCACTCATAGTGTGAGGTTTAGCATATGCCGCAGCTTGTTTAATGTTCTTAGCCATTATTTACCCCTTGAAGAGCCACGCTGATTCATAACACGCGCCATGTTGCGACCGTACTTGCGCATAGCTTCGCCGGTTACGCCGCCTTTTTTCATGCCGTGCATTTTCTTTTCATGCGATTTAACTTCTTGCTTAGCAATCTTCTTGATAAGCGGGGTGTCTTCTTTAATGTCTTCGTGTTTCATGTTTGCTCCTACGAGATTGTTACACTGCCCACTACACCAGCCGATGTCAGGTAGTTGGGCGTTAACCCTGCATCGTTTGCACTCGCGCCGCCAACAGGTCGCCAACCCCATTGAATAACCCTACTACCGCCGCTTGGGTCGCCAAAATCTGTGTCCGTTGTAAGCTGTAAACCAGAATAACCAGATTGGTAATAGCTAGTATCTGGCCTTGGTTCACGCACTGCTTGCGGATCGTCCACCGGATACATACCTAATTGCAACTGTGGCTGATCTGGTTCCCAACACGTCGGGCAAACTTTAATCGAGACTAACTTAGTCTTGATCGTTAATTTCTTTAACTCTTTAAGCTTATAGCGGAACCCACACCGATCACATTCGGCAATTGAATTCTGACCACTAGCAAACCGATTACCCATAGTTTATCTAATAAAAAACTCACGAGGAACAAGGCGATCTGCTGCCTTTTCACGGTCTTCCGTAGCTGCTAATTCCCAAGCCTCATCATACTGTTGCTTCAACATCATAATTCTGTCTGGTGTTACTTCAGCTTTTTTAACTGCCAGCATGTACGCCAATCCTGCCACCATGCAGTTTAAGAAGCGAAACGGAATATCAATCACGTTTGTACCGCTACCAGCGTCAAAAATACGGCGCAAGCGCCAGTAATAAAACACATAGTACGGCTGTTCTGTAGTGCCTTGATCTGGTGCAGGCCACACATTAATTTGTGGATTAGCAGGAGTAGCTGTGTTTGAACCACTCTTTTGACCAGACTGCCTGTTTACCCATACTTGAATCGGGCGTCCTTGAGCTAACTTATTAGGGATAGTCGAGTACGTTGATACAGAGATACGTGTAATATTTAAATCAGTTTGGTTAGGGCCTTGGTTGGCACTAGTGCGAATAACATGTTCAATAAGATCAACGGTATCACTAGGTAGATCATATGTTGTTACTCCTTGCGCTAGGTTGATATAGCCCTGCTCAATCGTCCACATGTTAACGCCACGATTAGCCCAATCCGCCAGCATAAAATTCATACTACGACGCGCAGTACGGAAGTCATAACCAGAACGCAACTCCAAGCCACAACGCTCAAAAGCCTCTTCGAATATTTCGTTGAGGTCAGGGTTAAAGCTAGTTGTGTCTGTGGTGTAGGCCATTACTTCTTCCTTGCTGCCCGCATGTTATCAACAAGATTTGGATAAGGTCTACCAGCGGCTTTTGCCGCAGCCTTCGCTGCCGACTTCTTAGCAAGGCTTAACTTCTTAGGCTTACCTAAATCTTTAGGACGGGGTTTATCCCACACCTGACCACCTTCAGCATATTGCGTGAAGTCAGTATCATCCCGACGAGCTTTCTTCTTCCCGCCGGGCATCTTGGAAGGGTTAATATCGCCCATACCACGCGAGGCCATCATTAGCAGGCCTTTCCGCCTTTGTTTAGACCTTTAGCATTGCCAGCCATAACGACTTGCTTGCCTTTGGTTTTGCCTTTAGTAGCAACACCGTCACGGCTAGGGGCCGCAGTTTTAACTTTACCCATAGTAGTTGGTGCTGCAAATTTCATCTTAGTAGCCATGCCACCCTCCTTAAATTTTTTGCCTTTGTCCGCAGACGCGAACTCCTTGCCCACGGACTGCTTGATACCAACCTTTTTAGCGAAAGCGGGATTGTGGGCGACCGCTTCCATTAGGTTATGCTGTTTCTTAGATACGC